TCACCACCGTTACCCCAATTCCTTAGGTTTGCCATTTCGGCTTTAATTAATACTTGATGGGAGGCAACTCTTCCTGCACTATCTAATGATGATTGACCTATTTCAGAAACCTGACCTTGATACTTAACACCATTTACTATCATGTAGTTTGATTCTGATTTAAATCTAGATGCTTCTTTTGCCGCGGCATCCATTTGTTGTTGTAAATCAGAACCCACGTTTACTTCTTCGGGCTTAGGTGTTTCACCAGGAACATCTTTATATAGTTCTTCATGTTTTTGTATATCTTTTGCTTCTTGACTTGCTACTGCTTGGTCTAATTCTTGTTCATTGCTTACTGCAACTGGATTACTTGTATCTGCTTCAAACTCTGCTTCTACCTTATCAATTGCAGGCGCCAAATTGCTCATGTCTGTTGCATCACCACCTACTTCGGCACCAGCATTATTAATTTCTCCGGCAATCTTGTCTCTAAAAGCAGTTGCTTCTTCTGAAAATAGTCCATCTGTTCCGCCGCCGTTTTGAGCAACAATATCATTATATTCTGCATATTCTTCTGGATTAAACAAAACGCCCATAGATGACCCAAAGTTATCAACACCCATACTAATATTACTACCATCAACAGTTGCACTAGCAGACATCATATTCTCGTATTTTTCTGCATACTCTGGCCCTACATTGAATTTATCCATCGAAGTTATGACGTCATTTTCCATTTCATCAAAGAATTCTGGGAAGTACTGTTGCTGCATGGCGGCATCAGTCGCGTTCATATTAGCTATGAACTGATCGATTTCTTCCATGCTCATTCCTGCGTCTTCTAACGGTGCAGTAACGTCAATTGCCTGAGTCGGTAGAGATGCAGACATTAGTTGTTCATCGCCTGATACTTCTACATCTCCAAGTCCACCTAGTAAGCTACCTGCAAGGCCAGCAATAGCACCTTTAGCTAAACCTGTACCTGCTGCTTTAGCAATGTCTGCTACAGTTCCGCCTGCGGCTGCTTTGATAGCACTGTCTACTACTGTTCTAAATATTGCTGTTGTTCCTATAATACCAAGTACTGCTGGTCCACCTGCTCCAGCAACACCCATTCCAATAGTGATAACTGTCATCATCAAGCCCTTAAATGCTGCAACGTCTTCATCGTTCTCAATTGACTGGGCACCTTTTTGTATACTAGCAACAACTGCTGATGCATTTTTGCCTGCAGGGTCTGGTAATTTTGCAACCAGTACTTTTAATTTTTCAATAGGTACTGCGTTACCTACTTTAGATAGTATTGCTTTAAGTTTAGGATTGCCAGTTATTTTTGCAAATAATGGTGTTAACTGAAGTTGGGCTTTTTTTGCTATTTGAGCAGTGTTGCCACCTTCGCCTCTTGTAGTAACTAGGCTTTGAAATACACTTTGTATTTGTTCTGGGGCAAGTGCTGCTTCATTAAGTTTACTTAATTCGCTAACTAACGTAGTTAAATCTTCTCTAACAGATCCAGGCAGTTCTTGCCAGGCTTCATCTATCTTAATACTTTCTGTTATTAAATTTATATCTTTACGAATTTGATTCATTCTTATCTTCCCGTTGGCTCTCTTTAATTACTTTTTTAATGCCTCGGGCGAATTTGGAAGAATCTTTAGCACGAATACTATTGACTATACGATTAGTTAAATCTTTGGCTTGGTCCTCATTGTAATTTGCTTCAATTCGTTCAATTAAATGTATTACACTTTCAATAAGGTGTTCGCCGCGGTTCTCAACCGCATGATTTCTGTCTCGATCGACTGAAATAAGATTTAGTTCTTCAATTATGCTACGAGTTTTTCGCACATTACGCTCCTGTAAATAGGCTTAACACTATTTATCATTTGCTAGTCGTCATTCTTGGATAAAAACTCTCGCATATTCATTGCTTGTTTAATAGTATCTTTGTTTCCACTATCATCTGCTTTAATACTATTGTTTCTTTTTAGTTGGTCAACTAAACTACTTGTAGTAACTGTCATTGCATCCTCATCACCTTCCTCTAAGTCTTCAATTCTTAAAGTATCTGTGCTAAATTTGAGATCTACTTTGCTACCGACACCTGCACTAGAACGTGTTTTCATAAACTGTACCTGATATCTACCTCTTTCACGCATTGCGTTACTTGTAAAGATACCAATTACATTATCTGCTGTGTTGATCTTACTAATACCACCTGCAATATGACTGTGATCGTATTCTACTTCTTCTACTGCACTTCTACCTAACTGCGATGCTGTTGCATGTAGTATATCACGTTCCATTGCTAAGTTACGCAACTCCTCTGATATGTATTTGTCTTTAACAAACATATTTTCTGCTGATATCTTAGCACTGATAGGCATCATTAAGTCTAAGTAGTCTACTAACAATGCATCTACTTTCTCACCACACTGTATTTCGTATTCACGTAAGAATGCTCTAATGTCATTTGCGTTAATACCACTTGGCATTTGCTTAACACGGAACTTACCAGCACTCTTTGCCTTCATTTGTACACGAAGATCAACATCATCAATGTTCTTCATTATTTCTCTAGTGCTGTATCCAGTAACCATTGCATCTAAACGCATACTAATAAGTTGCTCACTAAGTTCTAAACTAATGTATACAACATTAAGTCCTGCTAATGCCCAATTAATTGCTAGGTTCTGCAAGAACAAACTTTTACCACCGCCACTTGGTGCGGCAAAGATATTAATCTCACCTCTATTCATGCCACCGTATAACTTTTGATCAATGCCTTTCCAGCCTGTGCTTGTTGCACCACTCTGTGCTTTAATCCATTCTAATCTTTCTTTGGGATTTTCAAAGTACTCTAGTCCTAAGTCTTTTACTAAACCTATTTGTACAGCCTCTTTAATCTTATTTTCTACTGCACCGTAATCTTTGTTTTCAAGTAAGTCTGTGCTTTCAATAATTGCTATCTCAAGTGCTTTGTGTCTGCAAAAAGTTTCAAACTCATCCATAAACCAGTTCTGGTGATCCGGAGTAACGTTATCTATAAGTGTAATACCTTGTCCACCTACAGCATTTAATTGATCTAATGTAGGAACACTGTTGTACTCGTTACTGTGCTGAAGCATTAACTCAATAGTGCCTCTAAACTTTCTACTAAAATATGCTGGTGCTATAATAGCCTGACATCTAGCAAACAAATCATGGTCGCTCATGAGGAACTGAATAAACATTCTCTCAATGTCTTGGTTATATTCTTTAATACTTGTACTCATAACATCCTCATCTTAACTTGTGATTTCATTTTATTTTTGGTAGCATGTTTAATTATACTCGCAACTGTTAAAAGTCTACCATATTTGGATACAGCATCGGCTGCATCTTTTACATCTTTATCCCACGGCGGGAAACTTATTTCCCAATCAAGTGTTATTGCTTGCTCGATTAAATCTTTACCTGCACTATCTCTGTCTGGACATAGTATAACACGTTTTCCTAACTTGTCTATCAATTGTGCTTGCTCTGGACTTACTGCATTTCCTTGTACAGCAACACCGTCTACTAGTATTGCATCAAATATACCTTCTGTCACAATAACTATTTCTCTTTCTGTACCTGCAAATGCATCTACGTTAAACACATAGCCTGCTTTTATATTATTCAAGAACTTAGGTGTTTCTTTTGTAGGTGGATTTATATGTCTTCCGGTCCATCCTACGAGTTCGTTGTTATACATGAATGGTATAATAACACGTTTCTTGTTTGCCATATCAGAGAAATGTAGTAACGGATAAACACCTAGTACGCCACGTTGCCTTGCATACTCTTTTAACTCATGTCCATCTGCTAAACTTTCTAGTGTTTGCACATTATCTGGTAGTGGAACAGAATCAAACTTACTAAAACTGTATACATACTCGTCACCTTCTGCAACATTTAACTCGTCGCCTAACTTTAGCATCTCTACTTGCACCGCATGCACGTCAGCAGTTGTTGCACCTAACTTCATTGCTAAGTCTTTATACTTCTTGCCCATGTAAGGGTTAGGTGACCACCCTGTCTTGTGTCCGCAGTTAAAACAATGGAAACTAATCTTTGCACCGTTTGCTATAACACCTGCACGTTTGCGGTTGTCACTGCACACAGGGCAATCAAAAGTTTTCCAGCCACTTGGAGTACTGCTACTACGCACTGGGAGATTATCTACTAATAATCTATGTACTTGCTCTACTACTGAATCCACACTCATAGGCATATTATAGCAGAGTTATATTACAAAGTCAATTGTTTTTTAGTTTCTTACGTGAATATTGGAAATAGTGCTGTTGGCATCGGCTGGGTAACTTATTACTCGTACCCAATTACAATTAACTGCAAAAGTTTTATGTAATATATCTGATGTTCCTGCAATAGCAATATTACTAACTACATCAAACCAGTCAGCATGTCTATCGTCGCCTTGAGGAGATGTTTGCATGAGGCTTGCTTGTATTTTAATATTGCCTGTGTAAGTTGAGTGATATATTGCAACACTATGTTGAGCATTCTTAAAGTTGCTGTCCAAGTTACCAAAGAACGCACTTGAAACAAATACATTATTAGATGGTTCTGTCATTGTTACATTAAATTGTGTAGGTATAGGATCTAAAACTGCTTGTTCTGATATTTCAATATCTAAAGCAACATCATTATTTTGATTTGAATAAACTGGAAGGTCTGTGCCTTCTGCATTGGTCCTAGTTACATATAGTCTGTATAAGCCTGCATCAATATCTTGCAAGTCGCCTGCTGTTAGGTGTAGTTTAACCATTCCTGCGTCGCTAGTTACTTCTAATCTTTTAGAAAGTAATCTTTTACGAGTTGCAGGGTTTACCATGTATGCAACAACCTCATCTGTAAATACAGGTTGTAATTTTCTATCACGGTTCCTAATATTAAAGTTGATTGTATTAGCTAAACCTTTGTGTGCTATTATTGATTTATTGTTCATTGGTTTGTTGTCCACATATAAGTTGTCGGCAGTAATTACGAGATCTATTGAATCTTCGTATAAAAATAATCTGTTATTGGCAGGATTCATAAAATATATACCTTTCTGTTACAGTATTTATCTATCTGTTAGGTAAATATCGTTATGCAAGAAATCGACCAAGAACAATTTCCTTTTATTACTGGAATAACTTACGCAAAGTCAGAGTACTATGGCATTGTTGTAAATTACGATAATACAATCTTAACCATGTATGATTTAGCAAAGATGCCTAACAAAGACATTAGAGCTTTGTTTATTACTTTGGGAGAAACATGGTGGTGGGAGTCAAACAGGATATTACCTATTGATGTATTCCTGCATCATGAGATGAAGCCATTCCAGAAGTATCTAACCACCATGGTCATGAAAGATATTGATCATATGTTTGGACCAATGACTACTTTACAGAATATGTTAAAGAAACGTATTAAACGTAGAGGGATTCAATTGCAGAACGTTAAACGTTTAGACTAGACTTCGCAAAGCCTATTTAATTGCACTACAATTGCTGTAGAAAATGCAATAGCATGAGCTTTCTTAAAATAGTATTCACCTGATTCAGGTTTAATCCAAACAGTCTTTTCTATCTCATCAAAACTCTTACCTAACAGATGTTTCTTACCGGGTCTAATAATAGCAAGTATCATTGCTAGTTCATTGACAGTAGTAGGTTTATAGTCTTGTAACACATTTAAATAGTTACTTACATGATACAGTTTCGATACTACTTCGCTATGTTGTAGTAACTCCCACATTGGTGCCATTGCAAGTAGTTTATTAAGATGTGCTTCGTCTACAATATCAGAATACACACTGTTATTAAGATAGTCAACTTTAAACCAACCTTCTTGTTCTGCTTGTTTGTGATCTATTGTGCTATAGCCTTCTAATGGAAATTTAGGAATGTTCTGAAAGTAGACACCAGTATTGTGTTTAGTAAACTTACTATCCTTTTCAATACTTGCAGGCGTATGCTTGACTAATCTGAGAAAGTCTTCTCTATTCGCCATGTCAATGTCTACATCAAAATTTATTTTCATTATATAATATCTGCAATCTTATCTGCTAGTTGTATAAACCAGTTAGCGTCATGTCCTTTAGTTGTTTCAGCCGCAGTACCTAATCTAATACCACTTGTTTCTGTAAAACTTCTAGGATCATCTGGTATACCATTTTTATTAACAGTAATGCCTGACTCCTCTAATTGGTCAGCTGCATCTTTTCCGCTAATTCCTCTATTTGTTAAATCAAGTAATATTATATGCGAATCTGTGCCTCCTGTCAAGCAATTAAATCCGTTTGCTGTAAGTTGATTTGCAAATGCTCTAGCATTAAGTAAAACATTGTGAGCATAGTCCTCAAACTCTTTTGTATTAGCTTCTACAAAACATTGAGCTTTTGCTGCAATCTGATTCATTAACGGACCACCTTGTGTACCAGGGAATATACCACTGTTAATACGTCTGCTGTATTCCGCATTGTTCCACAGTATAATACCGCCCCTAGGACCGCGTAAGGTCTTGTGTGTTGTACTTGTTACAACATCAGCATACTGAATAGGACTATCGTAGCATTTACCTGCTACAAGACCTGAGTAGTGTGCCATATCTACCAACAACAATGCACCAACTGAGTCAGCAATTTCTCTAAACGCTTTCCAGTCAATTTGTCTTGGATATGCACTTGCACCTGCAATGATCATTTTAGGTTTATGACGTTCTGCTAACATCAAAACTTCATCATAGTTAATTAAGCCATCCTCTTCAACACCATAAGAGTGTGCATCATAAATCTTGCCTGATATATTTGGAGGGCTTCCGTGACTTAAATGTCCGCCACTTGCTAAATCCATTCCAAGTATAGTATCACCTGGGTTTAAAAATGCCTGGAATACTGCTGTATTGGCATTAGCACCACAATGCGGTTGTACATTAGCAAAGTTGCAACCAAACAGTTTAGTAACTTCTTCGATTGCCATGGTTTCAATTTCATCCATGTGATTGCAACCGTTATAATAACGTTTGCCTGGATAACCTTCAGCATACTTATTTGTAAATATACTTCCGCTTAATTCCATTACTGCTTTGCTGGCATAGTTTTCACTTGCTATAAGCTCGATGGTATTATCTTGTCTTTTTGATTCTCGATCGAGAATGTCTTTTATTTTAAAATCAATGTTCATTTGTACAGTAAACTCCACTTCATTAGTTTTTCTTTTTTAACTTTTATTCTATCTGCTATTTGTTTATCATTTACGAAGCCACCATCGCGTAAAATTTCGATCATACACATAACATCGCCTATTTCTTCTTGCAGTTGTGTGTAGTCTTGTTCTTCGCCAAACCGTAACATCTTACTACATGCTTGTATTAGCTCTCCACATTCTTCCATTGTGATTACTAACATTTCTTCTTTCTTATTCATAATTCCCAATCGATGTCCGGGCGAGTGTCGCCCTTACCATTCCAATGTATTTCACAACCACACTCCTCAATAATAGGAATGATTGCTTTTAAATTCTTTATACCCTCTTTGCTGCCATCAAAGCAAAATGTACTACTGTCTTGTTGTTCAGGCGTGTATGTGTCCATAGTGCCGTCACCTTCGTACTCGTAGTCATCCATCTCTTCGTCATCCATCTCGTCGAACATCTCATCGTTCTCACAATCTTGTTCGTGGTTGAATAACACTTTAGTGAAGTCGATGTCTTGTCCTTTAAATGG